CCTATTTGATATCCGTTAATAACTACTTTATATAAATTATTATACATTGTGAAAAACTGTCTTACTCCTAATTCGGGTGAAGAAACTACGTGTGTTTCTTTTGGGTCTTTCCATCCAAAATCATCAAATATAATTAAACCATTTTTATTAAGCATTTTATTAGCATAGTAAGCATCTATAAAAGTATCATCTGCTCTATGAGAAGCATCTACATAAATAAAATCATATTTATTTCCTTCTTTTTCTAATTTAGGAAGAATATATTGAGAGTATCCTCTATTAATCTTAAAATTAATATTTGGATAAAAAGATATATTATGTTTAAAGTTATTAAAAATAAAATCATCTTCTTTTAATCTTTCAGCTGTACCAGACATTCCAGATTCATCTAATGTTCCTCCAAAAGTATCTACTATTTCATAATTTACACCATCTTCTAAAAAATTTTCACAAACAAAACTAGTAGCTCTACCTTCATAACATCCTATTTCTAAAACATTTTTAATATTAAAATTTGCTTCAGTAAATAATTTATCCCATGATGGTATCATAGCATCAAACCATTCTTCAGTAAATTTCTGTTTTTTATTATATATAAATTCCATTATACTTTTTTTAATGTGGGTAATTCTAATCCACCTAAATTAGGCATATTTAATTGAACTTGTGTTGGGATATCAGCAACATTATCATCTAAAATACCAATAAGTGTATTTTTCATAGCTTCAAAACTAAAGTTTTTTCTTAATCTATTAGATAGTGTTTTAGATTTAGGCGTCCATTTTTTGTAATTTTTCTTTACATCTACTAAAAAATGACCTAAATGACCATGGTCAACATCAAACCATTGTGATCCTTTAATTAACATATCTTTCTGTTGAGCTGATTCATGTATTTCATTTAATTTACCTCCCATCATAGGGGTTAATTTTGGATCTAGAAAATCAGTATGACCACTCCACCCAGTTGTTATTGTTGGTTTTCCTGTTAAAGCAAATTCTAATAACGGTCTACCAAATCCTTCACCTTTAGTTGCTGATACTTGTGCTTTAATTTTTGGGTGATTATATATTTCATTCATTTCTGAATCTGAAAGATCACCATGAATTAAGTAAATATGAGGTAATTTATTACCTGGTACGGACGTTTTAATAGAATCAATTCTTTTTTGTATTTCTCTTCTATCCATATGAGATCCCTTACCAATACTAGTTTTTAATATTAATGCAGGGGCATTAGATTTTCCTTTAAATACTTCATAAAATGCTTTTATTAATAACCCAACATTTTTTCTGTCTTGTCCTAATTCTCCTTGCAACCAGTGTCCCACAAATAAATAAGCAAACTTTTCAGGAATATTATTGATATGGTTATATAGTTCTTGATTTTCAAACTTTTTTACAGGTTTATAAACATCTAAATTAGCTCCTTCAAATATTACTTTAACTGGTGTAGTTAATTTAATTTGTGATTCAATATTTTTTTCTTTATCCTTTACTTGGTAAGTAGTACTTTCAAATACATTTTTAGAATGATTTGAAGATGTTAGTATTAAATCCATTCTATTACAACCTTCAATCCATTGAGGAGCACAGGCTGTTGTTTCAATTCCAGCTGTAAGCCCTATATTATACTTTCCAACTTTTTGAAATTCATTAGGAACAGTAACTTGACACCATATATCTGGTTGGGATTGCATTTGGGATACTATATATTTTTTTAAATAACTCCATTCTTCAAAATCATTTAAAAACCCTTTTCTAGTATCACCCCATCTTTGAGATAATATTTTAACATCATATTTATTAGATTCAATTAAAGCTTTAACAAAATCTCTGCTTCTAGCACCATAACCTGAGTATGTGTCTATTGGGGCACTTATGTAAAATGTATTTTTCATTTAATATATTAATTTATGTTGTAATTGTCTAGGTTTAAAATCATCATCTTGTAAGAATACGAAATTTTTTCTTGGTTCCCAAGTAGTAAATAATTCTTCCATACCATCAGCAAAAGTATTAGCCATTTTAACTGAAGTAAATCCTGCTTCATTACCTATAGCCCATTTTCTTCCACTATCTCCTATTTTTTTTCTTTTTTTATCTGACATTGAATATAAAGTTTTAATATTTTCATATGCATCTCTATAATCACATCTACTATCCCAAATATAAGGAGTAACCATTGATCCTACCATACCTAAAGCTTTAGGATAAACAGGTAATACCCATTCTCCATGTTCAGTAAAAGTTCCATAATGATTAGATGGAATTTCTTTAGAATTTGTATACCATTCACCTTTATCATCTACAAATCTCATTTGATCTTGCATGCCACCTGTTACATTAGCTATAAATGGAGTACCTGTAAGTAACGATTCAGTTAATGATAAACCCCACCCCTCAGCTGCTGAAATTAAAATAACAGCATCTGCCATATTATATAAATAATTCATTTGAGTATAATGTAACTTTTGATGAGAAATTAAAACTGTTTTGTCATCATCTCCTAATAAATAACTTATTACTGCTGGTAAATCAGTACCATGTTCACTTCCTGGTTCTGTATGTAAGATAAATAATGCTTTGTTTTTCTGTTCTTCAGTAAGGTCATCTATGAATAATTTCCAAGCTGCTAAAGCATCAGGTATTGATTTTCTTCTAATATTTCTAGAATTAAAAAATAATATAAAATCTTTTTCTTCTCCTTTTGTAAATCTATTTTTAAATTCAATAAATTCTTTTGTTTCTTCTTTTAATGGGAAGAATTTTTTAGTATCTAAACCATGGGGTACATATTTAATAACTTTATTATCTGCTTTTTCACCTAAAACAATTTTATTAATTGCTACAGTTTGTTTTGAAATACCAAATAAAGCATCACAAGATTCATAAAATTCTTCATTATATTGAGGGGCAGGCATATCATCCCAAATATTTAAATATGCTATAGGTATACTTTTTCTAATTTCTTCTTCCATATTAAAAACCCATTGAAAATATCTAGGGTCAGTAATTAAAAGAATAGCATCTGGTTTTTCTAGTTTAATAACTTCTCTTAGAATATCAGGTGTTCCATAACCATCAACAGGATATAATTTAACATAAGCATCATCAATTCCTATATCTTTATTTGCCTCTGAAGACAAATCTGCTATTTTTCCTTTATCTGGGTGTTTTACTGATCCTGCCAATTGTGCCCAGTTATATCTATGAGCAGTATTTAAAGCAATTTCCCTACCAATTTGAGCAACACCAGAATGAACTCTAATATCATCTGTTAGTAATAAAATCTTTTTTCTATCACTTTGTTTAATATAACCCTCTTTCATTTATTTTTATTCTTTAATTTCTAGATTAATTTGATTGTTTATTTGTTTTCTAAAATCTTCATCTGTAAGATACAAAAAGATAGCTCTATCAGCAAGCTTTTGGAAACTAAATTTTCTTTTTACACATTCAATTTTAAAATTTTCAAATAATTTACTTCTTACTTTAACACTAGTTAGTGTCATTTCTTTACTATTTGTCATAATTTTTATATTTTAATATTTGCATATACATATATGCGGATTCTAAAAGGTTGCAGAACATAGATGAGTTTTATTAAACGCACACCAATTACAATTATTGTTAGGATTATCAGGAGTTGGTTGATGATCTATTTCAGCATAACCTTCTCTATCAAATACTTTTGTTATAAACTCATTTAAAGCATTTGTTGCTTTATTCATTTTTACTTTTCCAGATGCAGGAACAAATTGTTGGATCCTTGGTATTACATAATCTTCACTTTCCCATAACTTACGTTTAACAATAAAAAATTCTATGTTAATTTTTTCTAATGGAATATTAAATGTCTCACTAAAAAACTTTTTATATAGAATTAATTGGAATTGTTTATCTTCATCCTTTTTAGCCCATTTGCTCCACCCTTTTGTTGATGTTTTTATATCAATAATAGTCCATTCATCTAATGTTTCATTGTATAACACAACATCTAGATAACCTTGGTATACTACGTTTGTATAGCGTTTATTAGGTGTAATAATTATTGGTACCTCACAACCAGCTAAGTATGTGTTTTTCTTTGAAAAATATCTTGATCTTTTTTTAATTAGGTAATTAATAATGTTTACCCCATCTTCAAAAAATTCCCTTAATTCAACAGCATCACTAAAATGACTATTTCCATTTTTCTTATACTGTACCCTATATTCTTCTGATAGTTTTTCTTCAAATATTCCAATAATATCTTCTCTATCAGCTGCTGCCCCACTAACATCATACATTACTGTTAAATAGTGTTGTAAAGCTTCATGTAAAGCAGACCCAAACACAGTATGAATTGTAGGTGTATAGGTTTTGTGACCTTCTTTGTATTGGAGTGACCATTTTTTAGGACACTGTCTAAACATAGAAAGTTGTGAATAAGAAACATTTTTCTGAAACGCATGGTTAATGGGTTCAGGATCATAATTTCTTACTAACTTTACAATAGCAGGAATTTTTTTCTTTGCCATTTATTTCCATTTACCTCTGGTAACTAACATCGCTATAATTCCATAATTAGATATATCTACCCAACTATCAATTGATGCTTCACCAGCAACATAATTTTTACCATTACGTTTTAAGATATTCTTTAAACGATTAATTTTATCATTACACCTAAGCCATATACCTGTAAGTGAAAGATCTCTATCTTCTCTAGTATTTAAATCTGATCCTAATGAAATATTTCCTAAACCATAATCCATCATTTTACTAGCAAATAGATCATATTGTTCTTTTTGAATTTTTTGAAATTCTTCTGCTAATTCAGGATATAATTTTTCAAAATCATTATTTTTCCTAATTGTATTAGGGTTAATGTTTTCTGCTTCTGGGTTATTTTCGTAATATTTTTCTACTGTACTGCTCATTTAATTAATTTTTTATTTTTACTAAAATATATTTTTAAGGTATTAATTCTATCGTCAGCATCTACTAACATAACAAGAGCTTCTTCTGCGTTTTTATAAAAATCCCCAGTAGAATGATCTCCAATACCTGTTGCTTTATTTCCTAAAAGTTCTAATGATAATAATGCTTTTGCTTTATCAGCTTCGGCTGATGTTATTAACATATTATATAATTCTGAATTCATGTTTTTAATAGTTTGGTTATTTCTTTTTTTTCAGTTCCCATAGATAGTAGAATATTTTTCACTTCTTTTTTACCTATAATGTCAATATAATGATTTGCTTCATAATATCCACATTCAAAATAAGTGGCTATTGTATTTAATAGTTCTTTATTTTTACTTTTAATATTAGATTTAATGTATTTATTCCATACTTTCTTTTTAGGAATCATATTACAATAAAAATTATAAATTCCTACCTTATCAGTAGGGTGCATTCTTTGAGCTATATTAGCTATTTCGATATTTTTTTGCCCCATAGAAATAAATCTATGAACCATATAAGAATTCCAACTATCCCAATCATCATCTGTAAATTGAGATGATGATGATTTATGTACTGTTATTTCATCTAACCAATCCCAGAGTTTCATATGTTATATTGTGGGTGAGTAGATTTCCATCCTCTATAATATAGATCTTGAGTAGCTTCATTTATACCCCAATATCCTTTTGTTAATCTATCCCAATGAGGAACTGATTTAAAATCAATAGGTGCTCTATTTTGGTAAAAGTTAGCCCATCCATCTATTTTAGTTGTAAATGGTGATGCAATGGGGTCTGAATTTAAAGTACCGTGTTCTACTCTTCCTAACCCAGCACAAGTCATAATAAACATACCGTTAGGTTTTAAATGATTAATCATATTTGCAATTGTTAAATCATAAAAAGGATCATGTTCAAATACTTCAAATGCTGATACTACATCAAATCTTTCATCACTTCTATAATCATGTCCTCTACCAACCCAACTAACATGCAGTCCGTCTTCTAGGTCAACACCCACCCACTCACAGTCTTTAATATGAGATGTTGGGTGGGGATTTCCATTAGCCGATCCTATATCTAACCATCTTTTCTTATAAAAGAATTCAGGGAAAAGACATTTAGTCTCATAAATAAAGTGCATTGGTTCGTGGTGCATTATGCTATAGTATGATCTTTATATTCATCTCTTAATTCAACCGGGATAGTTGATGTTAGTATTTTTCCTGTAGTAGGATCAAAAAATACAGGAATAGGCATAATTGCATCCTCTTCAGCACCTACTACAAATTTAGATACTTTACGCAATAATACTCCTTGTTGAAAAATTACTCCACCATCAGGAGTTTCAATTGATGTAGTGTTTTTAACATCTACATTCATGTTCATTTGTTGCTGTTGTTGTTTAGCCATTTTTGTTTTTATTTTGGTTTTTAAAATCTATTATAAATCCTATCGCTACTAAAATATTTAAACCTACACTAGCGATTATTTCATGTAAGTCTTTATATACATTTAAACTTAAATGTACATGCCCTATTACCCAAAATGGGATTGCCATTTGTTGACTATACCATATTAAAGCAAATTCTATAAATTTCCTCATTAAACATTAATTAACTGATTTATTAATGCCATACAATTAATTTCTTTATCAATTCTAAAATTAGATTG